GCAGGACCTGCAATATGAACTGCATGAGTATTTTGTTCACAATTTAAAGTTAATTTACCAGCAGCACTTGCACCATCACCTTTAATTTCTAATCCAGGTGTAAATTCTGTTTTAACATTTGTAATATTATCATCTTTAACTTTAGCAGTTTCAACTGCATCCGTTGCAATTTTTCCAGCAGTAATTATACCATCTGAAATATCACTAGAAGTTAAAGCTTTTCGTGCAGGAGTTGCACCAACATATGCCATCTATTTATCCTTAATTATTATGTACTAATTGCGTCAACAACACTTGTAATAATATCAACTGAAGAAGCTGCTGAAGCATAAGCTTCAACTGAATCTCCACTCTGTAGTACAACTTTTGAACCGCCATCAATTAATTCTAAACTTCCGCCTGTTGGGATGGGAGCTGATTTAATAATGTGGTAATTAGTTGAACTGTTACGAACATAGACAGTAATATCTACTGATGAACCAGAAGTATTAGTACATCTAATACCTATAATTGCATCATTAGTATCTGCTGATGCTCGTAATTCTGTAGCAGAACCAGAGTTATTGGATATATTTTGTTTAAGCGTTCTTTGAAAATTTTGAGCCATTTATTATCCTAATTATACCATATTTTTGCCATGTTGTAAACTACAAGGCGATTGCCATAGCTACAGCAAAACCTGCTGAAGCTTTTGTATTTATTTGAGTTTGTGCATTAGAACTCAAAGAATTAATATACTGGAATTCTGTATCTGTTACAGTTCCATCTGCTATTTTTGTAGCATCTATTCCAGAAGCTAAAGTTGTTACTCCTAAATTATTAGAAGTAAATGCTCCACTTATAGCTTTATTTTTCCAAACACTTGCAGCATCATCATAAATTAAATAATTTGCATCTGCGATAGCTGCAATAGTTACATCATTTAATTCTGATAATTCATTTTCTGTAGCAACTTGACCATCAACATAAGCTGTTGTTGCAAGTTTAGTTGAGTTATCACTTGCTGATTGTGTAGGAGCTGTAGGGTTTCCAGTTAAAGCTGGAGACGCTAAAGGTGCTTTTAAATCTATTTGGTCTTGAGCATTGGAACTTAAACTATTTATATATTGAAATTCTGCACTTGTAACAGTACCATCTGCAATCTTTGTTGCATCAATAGCTGCTGCAGCTTTAATATCTGCATTATCAATATTTGAAATATTATTACCAGTACCATCTGCATCTATAGTTTTATTTGTAAATGTAGTTGTACTACTTGCTGTAACATTAGAATGTGATTGTGAATCTACATAAGCTTTAATTGATTGCTGAGATGCAACTGCTATAGCAGAATCAGATGATAAAGTATCTTCATCTAAGAATGCTGTTCCACTAAGTGTTCCATTTAAAACTGGGCTAGTTAATGTTTTATTAGTTAAAGTTTGAGAACCAGTTAATGTAGTAACAGTACTATCAATTGCTATATCATCTGCATTTGCAGTAATACCTGTTCCACCAATAACATTTAAAGTTGGTATTGGTCCTGATAAATCTGTTCCAGTTAAACCAGTTCCTGCTACAATAGCAGTAAGGTCTCCTTCTGAAACTTGAGTTGCAATATAAGCTTTAATAGATTGTTGTGAAGCAACTTGAGTAGCTGAGTCAGATGCAAAATTATCTTCGTCTAAAAATGCTGTTCCACTAATAGCTGTATTAATTACTGGACTTGTTAAAGTAGGAGTTGTTAAAGTTTTATTTGTTAAAGTTTGGGAACCAGTTATAGTTGCAACATCACCTGTTGGTGTGTTAATAACTGGACTTGTAAGAGTTTTATTTGTAAGAGTTTGAGAACCTGTTATTGTTGCTACATCACCTGTAGGTGTATTAATAACTGGGCTTGTTAAAGTTTTATTTGTAAGAGTTTGAGAACCTGCTAATGTTGCAACTGTAGAATCAATTGCAAAAGTCATTGTTTGAGCAGAACCTGTAGTATCTATACCAGTACCACCAGTTAAAGTAAGTGATTGACTATCTAAATCAACTGTTTGTGCTCCACCACTATCACCAGAAAAATCTAAATCAGAAGCTGTAACTTGAGCATCTACATAAGTTTTAATTGCTTTAGCAGAAGCTAAAGTATCATCACTTGCTGAAACTGAAGTTATATCAGTATCAACAGATGTAACACCAGTTGATGCACCAATAACTAAAGTATCTAAATTTACAGTACCATCAAAGTATGCATCTTTAAATTCTAAAGAACCTGTACCTAAATCTATATCATTATCTAAAATTGGAACGATTGCTCCATCTTGAATTCTTAATTGTTGAACTGCTGCACTAGAAACATCTACATAAAATTCTAAATGATTACTAGCAGTATCAACTAAAATTTTATTTAATGGAGTAGCTAAAGTATCTCCAATTAAATTAATAACAGGACCTTCGGCTGCTGTACCATCATGTTTATGTCCTGTAGTATTATTAAAAGCTGCTAATAGTTGATTAAATTCATTATTAAAATCTGCAACTTCAATTGTATTACCAGTTGTAAATGTGGTTTGTCGTGTATAACCTGCCATATTATCTTCTTCCTCCTGCTATGAATGATACGAATAATCCATTAACTGAATAAGCTGCATTTGTATCATCACTAAAAAATCTAAAACTATTTGAAAATCCACTTCCTGTTACTAACATTCTTTTACTTGGTAAAACTACTGCACCATATGTTCCACTTCCATATAAAGAACTTCCATATAAAGATGCTCGATTTAAAGTACCAACATTAAATTCTCCAGGTTGAGGTACATCTGTAGATTCAAAATCATATCTAATTCTTAATTTTAAATCGTCTTGTGTTCCTTCTGGTTTAATATTTGCTTTAACAGCATAAAGACTTTTTCTTAAACCATTATCTCCATAGTCCATATCTGGTGTTTGAAATCTTGCATCAATATTGGAACCATTAAAATTGTCTCCACTATCATGTAAATAAACAAAACCAGTTTCATCTGTACTAAATTTAACTTCTTCATTAGAAGTATTTAAATCTGAAGTACATCTTTTAACTACTAATCCTTTTGACTCACTCCATTCAAAAGCAGGAATTCCTTGTTCATCAAATTTAAATGTTCCTATAATTCCACTTTGACTTGAATTTGCTTGACCTGAATTATGATAGAATAATCTATATTGACTTCGTTCTCTAATAACCATACTTGATAAAGTATAATCTGCTATATTATCAAGAATATCATTGATTAAAGGTAATATTTTTCTACTAACAGAACCAATTTCAACGTCAGAAATTCTAGCTGTACCAGCAACTGTTCTTAAACCATCAGGTGCTAGGAAGATTAAATCTCCACCTATTTCCTGAATTGTATTTCCATCTATACAACCTATATTTTTGGTTATAGATTTAAGTATAGGGTCAGAATCAAGGCTTGTCAACTCAAATAGACTATTTTTACAAAATATAATTAGAGTATTTCTAAAGACTTTAACCCCTACAATTATATCGCCAACATCAATTGCTCCTGAACCAGTAGCTTCAAAATCATAAGGTTTTAATCGGCTACTATAAGCAACAGTACTTGTTGATACTGATTGTCCAGCTACAACTAATCGTTCTGAAAAAATAGTAGCTCTTGAAGGATTAACTGGAGCTGACCTATCTAATTCTTCAAAGTAATAACTATATACACCACCTGATTTAGTAATTTGAAATTCAGCTATTTTATTAACATCATCAACAATATATAAAGTTCCATAAGCACCTTGCGATTCATATTTAGCAAACTGATTATTAACTTGATTAGTTCTTGCAATTGTTGTAGCACTTGATAATTCACTAGCTATCATTCCACTTCTATAAATAGCTTGACTACTAGCAGTAGATACAACATCAATATCTAATGTTAAATTTGTATTATCTGTAATAGATAAAACTCTATATTTAATACTATTAATTTTTACTCTATCATCTACAGCTAATTCAGTTGTAAATGATGTTCCAGTTCCAACAACTGCTGCTGAACTTGCAGTTACTGCAACTGTACCTGTAATAGATTGATAGGTATCTTTATTTATTTGAGTCCAACTTATTCCATCTAAACTCCAATAAATATTATTAGCTTGACAAGCAATAACTCCATCAGCATATGGAACTATTCCTGTTATATCATCTGTTGAAAGACCAGTTGGAATTGTTGCACTTGCTCCACCCCATTTTGTAAAACCATTTATTCTTCGATAGCCACCTGTTGTAGCTGATTCAAAGTTTTGTAAAATAGTTGCTGCTCCAGGTGTTCTAAATAATGCATGAGCACTTGAAACTAAATCTAAACCTCCTGCAACTGTAATGGAAGCTCCTTGTGTTGGCATTTAAATTTTCCTTATGGTAACAAATACGTAAATCTTACGTCTGACATATATTGTGGTTGTGGTGAATTTAAATTATCAGCCATAGACTGTAATCCTTTTTTATATTCATCTAATGCTAATTGTGATTGAGCTATATTATCTTTAAATTGATAAATATAATATCTAGCTCTTGCTAATAAAACTGTTTTGTATTGTTCTGGAAATGCAACTTCATCTGTATCTGCAGATAAAGCAGTTGGTCTATCATATGCAAAGAAATGTATATTATAAACTTTATCAGGTATAGGAGATAACCCAAATCTTCTACCATCAGAACTTCTTATAACTCTTAATGGTACTCCATATTGAGCAGTTCTAGCATCAGCTTCTTCTGCTTTTGCATAACTATTTCTCCAAACTGTTAAAGTTGTAAATGCTAATTTATTAATTGTATAAGGGGAGGCAGTATCTACAAGAGTAAACATATCCCAATTTACTGAATCAAAATCACCATCTACACCTGTAGAACCAGCTTTTGATAAATACCATCTTTGTCCAATAACTGTTGGAACAATAGTATTTCCATAATAAGGGTCATCAGGTTCATCAGTACTTAACCATGACCAATCATCAACAGCATCTACTATATCAGAGTAAGCTCTATTTACACAATTTGAAACTTGCTTTTGTATTCCTACTCCATCAGAAACTGCTGTAAGTTCTGGTTCATTTAGTTCTACCAATAATTCATTAGTTAATGCTAAATAGGTCTTTGCCATAATACTTCTTCTTATTTACAATTTGAATGGTCGCAATCTGATAACTCATCAATTGCTTCATCAATTTTTTCTAAAACGATTTCTTCTTTAGCTTCTAACTTTTGAAGTTCTGCGAAATGTTTTTTAAGCTTTTTTAAAGCTTCTTTCATTGGATTCCTTTTTAAATTTAAGTGGCTATAATAAGTACCACAACAACTACTGCTACTGCAATAGAAACTTTTTTATGTGCTACTATGTAAGACCATGCTTTTTTCATATGTTCCATATATAATCCTTTATTTAAAAGACAGGGGGTATATTGCAACCCCCTATCTAGATGTTAGGTTTAATACTAACAATAACGTATAGACTAATAAATTAGTCTATAACGTAAATTGTTCTTCCTAAGCACTCAGGTCTAAGAACTTTTCTTCCGAAAACAAGTAATCCTCTTACTATGTCAGCGAAAGTAGTAGTACTTCTTAAACTTTCAACAATCTTCAATTGAGACGCACACGAAGTCGAACTCATTTGACCCCATGTTGCCACAGGAGCAGTTGCAGACCCAGCAGGTGTTGCACCTGATAAGTCATTTGTTGCTAGATTATTTGATTTGTACATTTGGAAACCTCTAACGAGACCAGATGCTACTAATCCATTTCTAAGACTACCTTTACCAGCATTATAATCAACTGATAATAGTTTAGAAGATGTGTTAGCTAAAGCATCATACCACTCAGGTGCACCAACAAACCAACGACCTTCTTCAGGTGCGTTTTGAATGTCGAGCAACTTAGCAGATGTACTCATACTATTTAGAGGGTCAATTTCACCAGTAGCAAAACCTATATCAATAGGTGTTCCTGTAGTTCCTAGTCTATTTGCAGTTGTAGACACTTGAGCATCTGCACCAAGATAAGTAAAGACATTACTGTCTAAAGCATCTCTTAGCTTGTATGCTGCGTTGTCTGAAGCAACAGATTGGAAGTTGATATGAGAAAATCTTTTCTCAATATCATCTAGTGCGAATTGAAAGTATTTAGCTTGGTCTACTATGAGAACAAGCTCGTTGTCTGTTAGTGCTGTAGCAGAAGTCGCTAGACCTCTAGTATAATCACTTACAGTTATTTGTGGTTCTTGTACTATATTTACTGTGTCTCCAAAGTTTTTAATTTCACCCATATAGTCTGTATTGCAGATTGCCTCTGCAGTAGCAGCTTTACGTAGTGCTATTTGAACTTTCTTTGAGTATATTTGAGGTACCCAAAAGGCATTAGCCTGGTCACCTGATGGAGTTTCTCCACCAAAGTTAGTAGTACTTGAACCTGCAAAATTTGCCATAATTTATGACTCCTTTTTGTTTGGTTGATAAAAATGATAGTTTTACTAATCTCTAGTAATTCTACCTTCTCTCTGAGCTTTAAGAATAGATTTCTCATTTCTTTCAAACTCAGCGTCTGACATTTTTTCAAAGTCAGAACTTTTAAAGATAACTCTATTATTCGTTGGTGGTTGATTTTGTTCGTTAGTTTTAACTAACAAATCAGCACCTTGAGTAACTTTATTATCCTCTGTGGCTTTTTTATCTAATCCAAGTCCTCGGTCTTTCTTATACAGGTCAACTGCTCTTGCAGCAAGTTTACCATCTGAAGTATTCTCATAAACCCACTTCTTAATTTCCATGGGTTGTGTGTCTGCCCAATTATGAAAATCATCTGATTCTTTAATTTGATTAAAGTCTGGATGAAATTTCGATAACTCTAATTGAGCTTCTCTTTGTGATAAAGCTATATTAGCTTTTTTCAAAGAGTCAACTTCTTCCTGCAAACCTTTCATCTCTGTTTGAGATTGCAAGTGAGATACAGTTTCCACTACGCCATAAATGTCAGGGTAATCTTTTTTAAAAGCACTAAGTTCGTCAGCACTTTTAGGTGGTGTGTATTTAGGTCGGTTATCTCGAAGCTGTGCTTTGAGGTCTCCTTCTTTATTACTCCATTCACCAAGTTTCCTATCATAATAACGCTTTAGGTCATCATATCTTTTTTTGTAGTCAACTTTTGTATAAGGTTTAGCTTCAACATTACTTAATGGTGAATCTTTGACCTTATCCGAAGTGGCTGTTTCAGAAGTAGATAAGACATTTGGGTTAACACTATCTGTAGTAGTATTAGTCGCATAGTCAAATCCTGTCTTCTTTTCAGGGTCAGGCTCGGCTGGTCCACTATCCGCACTTACTAAAGTTTTTGGCATTACATCATCTGTATGCCAATACTTTTTGCGATTATATGGATTCGCTTCGACTTCATTAGTTTTGCCTTCGTCT